TTATTTGGGTTGGGAATACATCATGGAACTTATAAGTTCTAAGTGTGGATCCATCACGATCTAATTGATGAACATATGCATCTGGTTGATAGATTGCTGGATCTTGAGCACCAGTAGCATCTTCCATTTTATTGATAAGATTCATCCACTTCTCAAATGCTGAACGAATTGAGAAGTCAACATCATTGAGGACTGTAACTGTCCATGTATCAAAGGTTCTATCACCTGCTATCTTAAGAATCCTACCTCTAAAATTAACATCAATTGGTGTGATGTTTGATGCAGGAAGAGCAGCTGCTTTTATTAAAAACCGTGTTTTTTCTTTAGTATCATTATCTATCGCCGTCTCATTTGGAAAAGCAATTTCTACTTCAAAGAGATTTGGTCTAGTTCCACCGCCAGCAAGTTTGCTTTTGAACCCAGTGATTGTTCTTAATGGTGGTTTGTTAAATTGGGTTGCCATAGTTCTTTATACCTTTAGTTAAACTGTACCTATAACTTCTTCAAATGAGATGCCAGTTCTAGTAGCGACAAATGTAAGACCAATGAAGTTAATTGATCTTGCAGGTTTAACGAAGATGTCTGCTACAAACTCGTTATTATCTATAACAGCAGCAGTGTTATTTGTCTCATCACAAACAACTCTGAAATCTTGAATACCTCTCTTTGCTTGAACATCCCTTAGGAATGGTTCAACAATATTTACAAAGTTAGTTCTTGTAATCTCATCATTAAATTCAAAGAGTTGATCTTTAGCAGCATTTGCTATTGCATTTTCAATGAATAAGAATAATCTACGAACGTTAATACGATCAAAAGCAGATGCCTTACCAAATCCAGTCTTATCACCAAATAGGATGATTCCTGCTCCTGGTGAGAAGATAACTGGGTTGATTCTATTTGTATAGAGTTTATCTCTTTGTGCCTGATTTGGGTTATATGCAAGTTTTATAGCATTTAGTATTGCACCTCTTGCTGTTCCTGCTGGTGAGAACCAAGGGAAGTTATTAATATCATTTCTAGCACAGGTTCCTGCAATATCACCATTTAATGGAATATAACGGAATGTGTTTCCAAATCTATCAAACATATACTTATATCCACTATCGAATACTGCGTATGTTGAAGATGTGATTGGAGCATAAAATTCAATAACTTTATCTGTAGTTGCTACAGAAGATCTTAAACTAGCATCTGTATTTCCAGCACCAGTAATAAATGTTTGCTTATTAGGTGAAATAAATGCAATTGCATCTTTTCTAATTTCAGCAACAGAGATTAACTTGTTTGCAAGTGCCTGTGCCGTTGTTGTTGGGTGTGATCCAGAACCCATAAGTAAGAAATCAATATCATACTCTTCAGTATTTTCAAATAAACCATATCCTTCAGATAGCTTACCTAATGTTGCTGTTAAAGCACCTTCTGCTGTTATAGTAGAAACACCACTATAATCTTTACCACCAGATAAATCATATACTAGATTACCATTTACTCCAAATTTAATACTTTGAGCATTTTGATCCCAATTAATATCAGTAACTTTTGTAAAATCAGTTGCAACCCCAGTAAACGCTGCTGCTACAGCATCAGTAGGACCACCTAATCCAAAAATGTTACCTGAATTGTTTAGAAGGAATTTTCTCCAGTAAGAAGATGTTCCAGCAGAAAACTCAGCATCGTTTGCTTTTGAAAGATTTAAATGCTTCTCAAGAATTGTTCCTGCATTTCCAGTTATGTCCCCATCATCATCAATTACAACAACATGAACTTCATCAAATCTTGAGTTTCTTGCTGCTGCATATGCAGATGTTCCTGGTCTTTCTGCAATTTGATTCCAACTAATTGGATCTCCATTTGTGGTTGTGATTGTTTGACTATCAAACCAATCTGATACTGCCGCCGCACCACCTACTGTAACGTTATTATTACCAGCATTATCCCAAAACTTCCAATCATTACTTGTTGGGGCTGAAAATTTATAATTTCCTGATGCTTCATAGTCCCTTTCAGTTTCTGTTCCTCCAGCAGAAACATGAGAAAGGAATTTAACGTCTATTGTAAAGGTCTCTGTATTAATACCAGTAATGATACCTTTGAAATAACCATCAAGAACTGAAGTTGATCCTGCACCTGCTACAACTAGATTTGCTGGTACTGCTTGAGTAACACCATATCCTACAGAAACATTATCAGTTGTTGCTTTAATTACCTGAATTGTTTGATCTGCAAATCCATCTATAATTGCAACCTTTAATCCATTTGCCCATGATCCAGGATTTCTTGCTGCAACTACAGTATTTGCTAAAGTATTTTCATCATACCCCTTATTAATATAATCATCTACACTATTAATTGTAACCTCAGGAGTTCCATTATCAGTAGCATTTCTCATTAGATCATCTGATGCTCTAACAACACTCATCTGACCACCATAGGCCAAATATGATGATGCTACCATCCAGTATTCTACTTGATCATCTGTATTATGTGGTTTACCAAAATTATCTATTAAATCTTGCTCACTTTCAATTATTATAGGTAAGTTGACAGGTCCTTTTGCAAAAGGTGCTACTAAAGCAGCATTTTTATCAGTGGCAGAATCGACTCTACCAATAGTTAAATCAACCTCTCTAACTACAATACCTGGAGATGCTAAATTTACGGGCATCTTTTACTCTCCGAATCTCGAAATCTTCTGAAATTATTTATTAAAATGTCCTTTTTCAATGGGGAAACAATGCATGAACATTACCAATCAGGATATTGCCAATCTACAAATGGTGCTCTTTTCTTTCTATTCTCCACTATTCTTTTAATTGTACATACTTTACACTCATATGAATATGAAGATGCTGTAGCACTATTCTTACGTGTTCTATAAAAACCTTCAATTAAATTTTTTTCTTTTCCACATACCCGACACTTTCTATCATTGAGCAATAAATGCCCAAGTTTTAGTTGATCGTCAAATTCCATTATAATACTTGTATTACCCCATAACAATCAGGAATCTCATGCGTCAATTTACTTTCTATTCCTTGTTTCAATGTTATAGCACTCATAGCACATGTAGAACATGCACCACCTAATCTTACCTTAACAAAATTTGTTTCTTCTTCTATCTCTACAAACTCTAACCACCCTCCATCTGCCTCAATGTAAGGTATAAGTTCTTCAAGAACTTTCATTACGTTTTCTTCAGTCAGTTCCATTTCCCAAATAATCGATAAGTATTCTAAGATTTTCCCAGCTAAGTACAATCATCGATAATCCCACATATAAGAACGATCACCATACTCATCAGTACTCCATCGATCACCATCTACATCAACAAAACTATCTATATCTTCAAATCCATCAGCAATAAATCCAAATGGTGCCATATCTTGTTCTATCTCATTCTTTCTTTCATCATAAAGTCTTTTACGAATATCATTATCAGTCATCTCTTTAAAATAATCTTGTGCAACTACCCACGCAAATAATACAAGGCACATAGCAAGATCATCATTACAACCTTCCTCTGCTTCAAACGAATTATGTTTTTGTGCAAAGGTTGTTAATTCTGAAATAATATCATAATCCCATAAAACTATCTTATCATCTTCAAGCATAGTCTTCAAATTAGAACAACCCAATTTTTTAACTGCTGCTGTTGTTCTTACACCCAATTGAGATTTCTTACCAGAAAATCCTTGTCCAACTATTTGTCCATTTCTTCCTCTCATAGAAGCCATTAATATATTCTCATACTCCAAATCAAATTGAAGAATACTTGCTACCTGATCTCCTATATCATTTACTTCTATCAATAAAAATGCTTCATTATATCCTTTTGCAACATCAAATATAATATTTGGAAATAACATAGGTTTAATTTCATTATTCCTATACTTTCCAACTACCTTATATGGAAACTCAGTTATATCGAAAATAAGAAAAGCAGAGTAGTCGTTACCCAATCCTCTAGCAACATCAACAGTCATCAAATAATTATGATCTTTTATTGGTTCTTCATAGATATCAAGACCAGCATTTCTTGTTATTGGTTCATGGTATACCAAATTCTTAAGTTTTGCTGCATTTATTAATGTATTAACAGAACCTAAAAACTCACATTCAAACTCAATTTTAAATTGTTGTTCAGATGTGTTTGCAATAGTTTGCTCTTTCCATTCATCATC